TCCGACATTGCCGGATCATATATATACACGAAGATTTCAGATCAGACTAACTTTATTCTTATAATAGCGATCCTTAAATAGTATCATATAATCTTCTACATTAAAAGGGATCATATAATGAAGTCTAAACGCATAAAATAAATAAACAAAAAAATAAACCAAAACATATAGGAAAAATAAAAAAATAATTTTCTCAATAGAATATGTGTAGAACATTACTGAGAGCAGTAGTAAAACTACGACCAAAAAGTAAAACAGATCACAAAAACAGCTGAACAAATCAATACCCATAATTAGTATCAGAAATGATATTAGTCGAAGATGTACGAAATATGGCTCAGCTTTAGTAGATACCACGTACCTACTAAAGCTTATAAAATCTTTTTAGATTTTTGCAAAACATTATTATGTTGTTAATGTTTATAATTTAGAGTTTACCGAATAATTTATCAGCTTTAATAAAATTGAAGTTTTAGTTATATTACTGTCATTTATGTAAATTAAAATAAATTAAATAAAACACTATCAATTAACCATGAATCTTATACATTGTGTAATTGTTTTTTTACTACTCAGTTCGTTAAATGGATCGAGTGATGCATTATCATGTGATATTATTAATCACCCTGCCTTTGGTAGAATTAGCTGTATAGCAAGTTGTCAGATCCAAAATTGTGCAACAGGTAAATGTTCAGGACCAAATAATTTGACGTGTATCTGTTCTCGTTGTAGTAATGGAAAACCAACTTATCCGTAATTTTATTTATTTACAAAAAATTGACTTCTAATATGACAGAAAATAATAATTTAACATACAATAAATAATAAACAATAAATAATAAACAATAAATAATAAACAATAAATAATAAAATAAATAATGGTTTTAGAAATGATACCACCATTTGACATAACAAAATTATTTAACTTTTTTAAGTCACTCGATCCGCAATATGTATCTAGTATTGAAATGAAAGTTTCTAGATATAGCGATGAATCTAATAATCATCCAGTGAATCATCCGAATATATTTTTGAACCATACATCATCATATTATCGATTCAGCAACCAAGACGATAATTATGGATCATTCTTGAAATTTTTAGAAGATATCATTAAAGAAATTAATGAAAAAAAAATTGTTGAAGAACATTATACACAAAGTTTAGTTTCTATTGATCATATTACCATCAGTTTATTTAAAATACCAAACGATTATAACACATTTTATCACATTAAATTAAATCACGGAACAGCTGAATTCGAATTAAAGGATTTACATGGAATTGCTTTTGTAATGCCCATATACAATTCATTGAAAGAAATTGTTGACTCACGATGGATTGAATTTAAGAAATCGATTAAATAATTTTTATTATTTGAAAACATATTAAATAAAATTGAAAATAATATACTTTGTCTGCTAACATTAAAAACAAATAAAAACATACATTACGTGAGACCAATTAATAAATAATATACAAACAATATAATAAAATGGGTTACATTGAAAAAATAATTTTTGGGGTGTTACTTTCTGTTTACCTACTTGAAATTGTTGGAAAAAAATATGATGATTATGATTTTGTGCGTCCTTCTATATATCTCCAAGCTGTCGCAACATACGCTATGGATACACTCTATAACTTCGGTAATGCTGTCGCCAATATATTCACATACTTACGCGATCTTCTTGATTACATCGATTTTAAATTCTTTGTGGTTACATTTGCAGAACTATTCAAACCTCTTTTCCAACTATTTACTTCACCATTTTATTTCGTCTGGGGTTATCTCGAGGGACTAATGACATATTCGTATCCGGTTACTATCTTTGTTTGTAGTATTGTATTTGCAACAAGTTTAGTTGTTTTGTTTGAATTTGTTATGAGACGCAAAGTTGATAATTACAAACCATCTAAATTAATTATCTTTCTATCTCGTATTGCTGAATATGTTTATAGTTCGCTGGGTAGATATTTCGCATATCTGAGTTCATTCTACCATGTAGTCCTCGACTTGTTCAGTCTTGAGGAATTTGCACTCGCTGCATATGACCTCGCTAAAGCGGGCGTCAGATTTGTTGCATCACCATTCTTTGCAGTAAAAGAATATTTCAAAACCTTGACTTCATACAAATATCCAGCTTTAGTTGGTTGGGGAACTGTTACATTGTTTTTAACTGGCTGTTATTATTTCACACAATTCGTCTAAGTTATCATTAAAAAGATGAAAAAATTATAATTTGTTTATAAACCATAATGTAATAAATAAAATCATTATATATCAAAAGTAATAATGAATAGTTCCTCAGATATGACACAAATGATCTTAGACTCTTTTGCAACAGTATCGAGAAAACGAACCATAAATGAATTAGACGATAATAGTTCAGATGAAATGGAAATTGATGATAATTCTATGGACAGAGATATAAAAAAAATTAAATTAATCAATAAAGATTTGAATGATCCCAAAGATCAATTGCGCAAACAAATGGTTGAAATAATTATTTATGTAATGAAATTAATTCAAGGAGATTTGACAAATCACGAAAATTCAAATTATCAAAATCTCGCGGCCGTTGATTATGATAGAAAAATTAAAATTAGTATTTACATGTCCGATGTACTATCATCCGTTAAATTTGTACCTGATATTAACACAATTACTGATCAAATGATTCGTGATTCGTTGAATTTAATTGATTTGGGAATAAATATAGGTCAAAAAATAATAGCATTGATAATCATAATAATATCATTAATTCAAATGATTTTTACTGTTGGTTTGAAAAATCAAAGTTATCATAATTCCAATAATAATGATTCAAATAATAATTCCAATAATTATGATTCAAATAATAATTCCAATGACTATGAAATACATATAAATAATGAAATCCAATGTATTATGACACATTTGCGCACATACATCGGTAAAATATCTAATATAATGGTAAATTTGAATGATAAAGAAAGAGAAACACTTATTGTTGATTTACAAATTCATTTTTCGAGAATTATGAATTAATTATTTAATATTTTTATTTTTATTTATTCTACTTTTTTTCTTTTTTGATCATCATTATACAACCATTTAATTAAAATAAGATCATCTCTGACAAGGCCCATCATGAGGGTTAATACAATCACATACCAAAAAGTTAGTCCACCCAACGTGTAATGTGAATGAATTGTGAACAAAATCAAAGACCAATTAATAGCACAACACAATATATAATTATACATCGCAAAAACGCGTAACCTATTGTATACACCAAGCCATTTCATTCCAAGATACATATTTACAGAAAATGCATAAGTGGAAAGTATGGCATAAATTGCTAGTAATCTACTTATATTAATTCCCTCGAATGGAACAAAAAATGAAGTAAAAATAAGAGCTGTACTCACGACATGGTGAATTATTGTCGTTTGTGGTAAATTGGGAACAACAATTAAAGCCATAAAGTCGATGCTCCCGTAAATTGCGGCGATTGTTCTCATGATGTGAGAACACCACACATCATCAACAAGAATTGGATATAATGCAAACGGTATTCCCATTAAGGAAATACAACACAACAAAATACTTTTAGCGACATTTTTAGCAACGTAGGGTCGTTTATCGATTTTTTCACCTGTTTGTTTATCTGTGACTTCTTTAATAGCATCGAATTTATCTTTATATACGAGAGCCAAAAATTTATAAACACCTATATACAACGCATATGTCATAAGGGCAGAACTAAAAAAGACACAAAAATAGTAAGATGGTTCTTGATTTTCACACATTATGAATTATAATTGTTTTGTTATGTTTATTATTTAGTTGTTTTATTTCGGTTATTTATTTTATAATTACTAATAGATATTTTTGATAAAGTGTTCATTAATCAATTTTTATAAACAAATAAATTTATAGTATCCTTTGACGGCATTTCTCATATAGATACAGAGCCGATAGAGCTTTCATATCCGGCGTGACTTCGTGTAATTTCTTAAGAGGAACAATTTGCAAAGTAATCTTTTCGTGTTCTTCCGGAAGACCCGTTAGTTTACCTTGTAGTTCTTTAATTTTGTGTGATTCCATTTCTGTTTCAAAAGCGAAAAGACGAATATATTCATCCGTTCCACCTACAGACACATAAACTCCCTGAAATTTTTTGGGATAAATATCAGTCAAATCGATTAAATCACTCTCCTTAATATCCAAACCTACTTCCTCTTTGATCTCTCTTGACATATTTCCCGCAAAAGATCCATTGTTGTCTATCATTCCGGCGGGTAATGATGGGAGTTGGTCAGTGGCAGTAGGTACAGAATTCAATCTCACTAGAACAGAAAATTCTTCTAAACTCATTTTATCTTTAATCACCGGGAGAACAGCAACGCTTCCGCCTCTCATGAATACACTTCCTGGTAATTTATCACCATCTTTATCAGTTACATCAGCAACAAACTTAATGAATCCAACTTTAGGACCAAACATATCAACTGCTTGTATGTTAACATTGTGTAGTTTCATAACATTGACTTGTTGGTTCATGCGACCTAGCCAATCAACAAAAGGACGAGATGCAATAGCCTTACTAAGAATATCAGAATTAACAGAAGAAGTGACGGGAACGATTTTATTTTGACAGATAATATTAGCTGACGTCATCACTGTTCTAGTAATTTGTCTGATGACACTATTTTGCTTGGTAAGATTTCGGGTTAAATTGTTCATCATATTTATTTAAATAATTTATTAAAATAATTTAGTTATTTTGTAATATAATAATTTTATTTAATTTTATTAATATGATTGTCAGCACATATATTATATCAATTTTTTAAAAAGTTTTAATCAAAAAATTGAATGATTAAATTACTTATTGGATTCATGCCATTTTGGCATGGATTCACCCCCAAAAACCTCATTTTAGCAACCAGCTTTTTACAAACCAGCTTCAAAAACCGACTCAAATGGATTCTTATAATCAGGCCAGGATCCCAAATATTTCAAAATCATCTGAATCGACAAAATTGGAATCGGGATCAGGATTGATATCGAGACCAAAACCCAAATCACAAGTCATGGTCCTTCCACTCAGGAGTTCTGATGAAAAACGTTCCATTGAGAAATTGACTTTTTGCTTTGGTGACTTATTTGTTCCAAGCAACAGCAACACTATCGTCACATTTCCTTACTTCAGAGGCGGTGTTCTCTTTGACTTGTGGGAAGAAAAAAACGGTGTGATCGATCCTCACAGAAATCCACCTCTATTTGAATCATTTTCTTTGAAAACCATGGACGGTTTATTGATTACAAAATCGAAAACCGTCGACGTCGATTTTGGTGTCGCTTTCCGTTACAAGGGCGACCAAACCAAATGGGGTTTAATGTTTGAGGAACTGGCCAAAACAATTTGTGAGTTTTATCAGAGACGTGCAGATTCATCGCCTTCGGTAGTTTCATCACCTTTGGCAGATTTGTCACCTCTGACTCAGACAACTCTTGTGATTCCCACCATTGGAACAAACAACGGATTCCATTTTTACAAGAGCGCCTACGGAATTCTGTTTGGTTTGATCAAACAGATGAAAAATCCTGATTCCTTCCTGAACAAATTCAAGGAAATTCGCGTTTTGACGCCTTGGAATCAGGATCAAATGGGAACTAGCGCAAGATCAATTTCACACATTTTCGCCCTCATTGACAACAACGTCAGTGTTGTTGACGATGAAAAGAAATGTATTGCTTGTTTGATCAACAAGGCAGACATCAACTGTTCCGATCCTTTTGGTTCTAGAATAGTCAACTCATCTTGTGGTCCTGTTTTGTGTCACTCTTGTGTTCATCACGTTGGCTTCAATTGTCCTTGTTGCAATGGTACTGTTATTGATGTCCCAAAAACTCCGCGAATCGATGCAAGTGAGTTTGTCTGTTGTGGAGATTGGGACCATGATCCGAACAACAAAGTCAAGGAGATGTTCAATCCTTGTGGGCACACCAACGCAGTCTGCAAATCATGTTACAACGGCATGGTTTCAGGAAACTACGCATCTTGCCCAGTTTGCCACAATCTCATTGCATCGTACGCATCGTACTAACTTTTTTTTTATTTTATTTTTTATTTTTATTTAATAATTAATAATTAATAATTAAAAAATTTGATAAACATAATATACTGCATGATCATTATTGTTTTTCATTATAATGACAATGAAGCCTCAAGCTAACATTTATTTTCTAATCCACTAAAGTAAAAAATATGGCTAAATTTTTCTCCTCAGGTAAAGAAGCAGATACAAAGACTGAAACTGAAAACAGAGATTTTTACGATCTGTGTGAAAAAGTTAATTCACGCAATACAAATGTAAAAAGTTTCTTAGAAACAGCATATTGGTCAGAAAATTCTGCTTGGTTCAGTAGCCCGAACGAAATTAAAAATGGAACGAAACTTATTAATGATTTGAACGATATTTTTTATGAGATAATTAATTTCATCAAAAAACATCACGAAAATGAAATCATTTCAAGAAACTTGGTTATTCTAAAAGACAAAATTCAGCTAGATATTATTTCAGTTACGGACCGAAAAAAATTAGTTGAAAAAACACATGTTGAAAGAATGATTAAAAAAAAAGAACAAGAACAGAAAAAAGAGGAATTAGAACAAGAACGACAACGACAAAGAAATGAAAAAAAAGGTAGCGAAGAATGGGAAGAAAATATATTGAAAAATAATTTTACCGAAAAAATTAAACGATTTTTTGAAGTAATTAATAATAATCCATTCATTAAAAAACATGGTATTACCATTTCTAGCTACAGAGAAGAACAAAAAAATAATGTTTTTATTGTTAAAATGGAATATCAATGCCAAACCAAACCAAGAGGTGGGATGTATTATTTCCGTTGGTATCCATCGTTCGATCCTGTGAGTAAAGAAATTCGTTCAGTCCATAGCTACGCTTGCGGAACTGAAAATGGATATTATCCCGGATCAATAATCAGTTTGGATCCTCTCGAAAATATTATTCCTAGCGAAATTCATCAGTGCATTCTTAAGCATCCTCTTGTTGAAAAAATCCATTGTGAATAAAAACATTATATAAAAGATTATTAATACACACAAATATACAAATATATACTATTTATTTATTTAATTATTTATTTTAATTTATGGGACGTTCTAACTATATTGATATTAAATCACCGATTTCATTCGAAATTACTGAGACAGACAAATTAACTGATGATATGCACAATTCACGTAAAAGAGAATTAGAATACAAACATTATTGCACCGAACCAATTGAATTATATTTTAATGGAAATATCGCACCCGGTAAAAAAGTTTCATTAGTAATCCCAAGACATGGTAATTACTGTGAAGCTCCAATCCTAATGATAAAAATGGATATGAATGACTTAACACACGAATTAAAACCGTTCGATTTAATTGAAAGGATGGAGTTACAAATAGGTGGACAGGATATCGATACAATATATCATTTTAATTTAAGTACACTACTCAAATTATACAAACTAAAACATAGAGTCATAAAACTTAATAATAATCAAAATGAAATATGTCACTGCATTCCGCTACCATTCGATATGTTTAATGGAAACAATATTTTTCCAATGGGATTATTATTTTGGCACGAGGTCCGAATAGTTGTAAGTTTAAAAGAATTCCAACATGAAATAAAAGAAATGACACTACAAACTAGTTTTGTTCATGCAGAGATAAAACAAAATGAATTTGATATATTTAAAGATTTTAGTATTCGACAAACACAATACACAGGAGCCGAAAGTATCATTATAAATAAAGTAATGAAATATAAATTGAATTTTAACCATGACACCCATTTAATTTATTTTATGATAATGGACAAAAACGATAATATTATAACTGATTTGGTAAACGTAGCAACAATACAATTTAATGGGTACAATCAGCTAGTTTGCGATAACGATATTTTAGTATCTAACTCAAAGAGTATTCTTGATATTGACAACATTTACTGCATGCCTTTTGCCCCAATTGCAGATTTCAAAAATGTACAAAATAAAATTGGTTCAGTTAATTTATCTAAGATAGATACCGTAATTTTACGTATCGATTTTAACGACAACATATATAATTATACCAATGATGATTTACATTTACATATATCTACATTGAGTAAAAATATATTGAGATTCGGAGAGGGACAAGCTGGACTTGCATATAGTAGTTAGATTTTGTGTTTGTTTACACTAAAGTAATATGTATCGATATATTATAATTATAAATATATTAGTATGGATTACCTTTGTAATTTCTTGAATTCGACAATTTCTGAACAACAAATTCAAGAAATGCGAGACGATATTTTAGAACAGAATATTATAAATAGTAGACAATATAGACAAAATAAACAAACAGAACAAACAGAACAAACAGAACAAACAAATAAGAAATTATATTTCGATAATCTCGCGTGAGGACTTAAATATCACGACAACTATGATGATTCTATGTATGATTCTAGAAGGAAGGCATTAGAAAATAAACAATATTCGTGCTCACAAATTGAACAAGTATGTTCCGGAAATCCAGCATCTGGTAGAAGAACAACAGTAGTAATTACGCGCAATGGTGATTATTGCGAGATGCCTGTTTTAAGACTCAAAATGGAGAAAGAAGCAGAGTGTTTAAATCTAAATGATTTATTAGAAAGTATTGAATTAGAAATAGGTGGTTCGCAAATTGATAGAATATACGGTAGCAACTTGGATGTATTGTTTGAATTATATAAATTTAAGCACGATGTTGTTGAACTCGATGATGATACAATATGCCATTATATACCATTACCATTTGACATATTTGTTGGGAAAAATATTTTACCCCTTGTATTGTTAAACATATTTGAGGTCAGAATCAACATAAAATTTAATGAATTTCCTCATGAATTAATTGAATCATCCGTTTTGTTTGATTATGTTAACATAAATTGTGAATTGACTAAAAAAACAGATATTGACGGTGAAGTTTGTACTGTACTGAATTGTTCGAATGATATTACAATTCCAAAAACTATCGGAATATTGCAGACTGGCTATACAGGAGATGAAATGTTAATATTGAATAATAATAATTTGTTTAAATTCAAGCTGAGTTACAACCATGAAACAATTCTTTTATATTTCTTCTTGACAGACAACAACGAAAGAATAACTGAAGATTTAGTTGACAAAGTTAGTATGAAATTAAATGACAAATATTGTTGTGAATATAATAAAGGGGAATTGTTGTATAACTCGAAGAAAATTCTTGGTATACCGGGTGTTTACTGCCTACCATTCGTTCCAACAAAAGATTTTTGTAATATACAAAGTAATATTAGGGGATCGATTAATTTGACATACATCGATAGTGCTGTTTTAAGTATGCAATTGAATAAAAAGATTAATGAATATAAACAAGACGATAATGATGATTTACGAATTCATATATTTACACTGTGCAAAAACAAGTTACATTTCAATAATGGAATGGGTGGATTAGTACACGCTAGTTAAAATTATAAAAAAATATTGATTATTAAATTTGTAGCTATTTATTTTATATCAAATATAAAACAAATACCAAATAAATACAAAACATTATGTCTGAAAGTTGGGTTCTCGAACATGAGTATACTAATTTTGCCTGGGGATATACACACAATTATACATTACTATTTTCCGATGGACGAATGGCAACAAACTATTCCAATAAGCCAAGCACGGAAAAAAACTTATCATTCGATGATGTGTTAGGAAGCGCAGATTTTTACCAAAATTTTACTGTCAAAGACGATTTAACATTTGTAACTAATTTAATTGACTATGTCGAACAGAATGGTATCACGCTATCAGAGGGTGTAAACACTTCATGCGATGCAGGTGATAATAAATTCAAACTACATGTAAATAATAATACTTATGAATTTTATTCTTGCGGCGATTTTACAAGGGAACCGATTGCATCTGATGATATTAAACAAATTGCTAAAAATATAGAAACACTGTTTATTAAACAAGAAAATTTGCTGAGAAATTATAAATCAGTTTAGTTTATTGATATATATGTCGTAATTTAGACAACTTACTATCAAAAATTTGAAAAAGTATACTAACTGACAGATTCATTGATTTTGGACCGTAACTATCTTATCCACACAGGTTTACAAAATCTGGATCACAGCGTCGGACTAATTTACTCAAGTTTTTGGTCCCTACAAACAACGAACAACAAAGAAAATGGCTGACATCTTTAACATGTCTTTGGAAGAGATTTTCCATGAGATGGCACACACTGGAAATGCCCGCACACGCATCGAGCCCTTCTTCGACCACAAGATTTTCACGCGAGAGATCCTTGTCAAAATGAGTCCAGTGTTTGACGCAAGTATTGATCGTCTGAGGAAGCTTTTCAACCCGGACACCCACAGTGTTCACTTTTTCACGGATGGAAAGCCAGACGGGTTTTTGCGATACATTGATGCCATGAAGCGTCGTCGTGATCAGGGAATTAAGAAGCGTCAAGACCAACTTGCTACAATGATACACCAAATGCAGAACAGGCAGTCAAGTTCGGTCTATTCTGGGCGTGTTGAGGGAATGGGAACAAGTTCTTATTCTTACACGTATGTTCCACACAATGCACTGACACTTGAGGAGTACAAGCTGAAGCAACAAGGATACATTTGCCTTCACCGTTTCGACTATTGGGTCAAGGAAAAGGATGCCAACATGATTCACCAAAAGATCACTGATCTCGAGGAAAAACGGTACAATGATGACATTGAATCGATCAAGTTTGATGCCATTTGTGATCTTATCGATGACGGTACCATCGATCCCAAGGACTATGTTCACATTGTCGGAAAGTGGTATGAGGAAACTGATCAGGATGATTGTTCAGATGGTGCTAGTTCATCTGGTTCTGCTAGTTCGCCAATCCTGAAGCCCAAGGAGCAGTCCAAGGAAACTTGTCACGTCCAAGTTGGTACTTTTACTGAAGAGGAAATTGCTGAGATGAAGAAGAAGCAGGAAATTGAGGCAGAGGCTGAAAAGATTCGTAAGGCGACAAAGGAGAAGCAGCGCAAGGCTGAACTCGCAAAGCAACTTGCCGAACAAAAGACGCAGAGCAAGTACAATAAGTCGAAAGGTCGCAAGTAACATTTTTATTTTATTTTATTTTTTTTATCTAATATTTTTCATATTTTATGATTTTATGATTTTGTTTATTTCTTATTTGATTATATATGAAGTATAATCATAGTTTATTTATATTTACAAGAGACCTTAGACTAGAAGACAATACAGCCCTCATCGAAGCATTAAATAATTCGAATTTTGTTATACCAATTTTTATATTAAATCCAGTTCAGTTGAATGATTCTAATAAATATAAATCAAATAATTCAGTACAATTTATGATGGAATCGTTGATTGAGCTAGACAAAGAATTAAGAGAACACGGATCAAAATTATTTTTATTTAATGATGAACCTGATAAAGTTTTAGACAAATTATTGCATTCCGATAAAGACATTGAATCCGTTTACATCAACATGGATTATACACCATTTGCTAGAAATAGAACAAAGACTCTAAGAAAAGTTTGTGATAAATATAATGTGCCGTTGTTTGAATACGAAGATTATATGTTAACGGGATGCAAAACTGTCCTAAAACCTACAGATAAAACACCCTATTTGATATTTACGCCTTTTTATAAAGCAGCACAAAAAATTAAAGTTAGACCAATAATAAAAAATAATCATCATAATTATGTTTCAAAAAATAAAAAAATTATGGGAGAATATCATGATTCATTAGATAAATTTTATGACAATAATCCTAACATATTAGTTCATGGAGGTAGAAAAAATGGTCTCCAGATTCTGAAGTATATGAGTGATTTCAAAAATTATGCAAAAATTAGAGATTTACCGATTCATGAAACAACACATCTTTCTGCATATATGAAGTTTAATCTAATATCAGTTAGAGAGGTATATGAGGCGATTAAAAAACATTTGGGACATAAAAGTGAACTAATGAGACAAATTTATTGGAGAGATTTTTATATGATGACAATGTATAATCATCCATGGGTAATAGGAGGAAATATGAAACAAAAATTAAAAATAAAATGGACTTATAATAAAAAACAGTTTGATATGTGGAAAAAAGGAAAAACGGGAATTCCACTAATTGATGCAGGAATGAGGCAAATGAACACAATAGGATGGATGCATAATAGATTAAGAATGAATGTAGCAAGTTTTCTCGTGAAGATACTACATATTGATTGGCTACAGGGAGAAAAATATTTTGCCCAACAATTAGTTGATTACGATCCTGCAAATAATAATGGTGGATGGCAATGGTGTGCATCGACAGGAGAAGATTCACAACCATATTTCAGAGTATTTAATCCATGGCGTCAATCCGAAAAGATAGACAAAGACGCAGAATATATAAAAAAATGGGTTCCAGAATTGAAAGATGTTCCAGCAAAAGACATCCACAATTGGAATGAATCTTATACTAAATACATTGATACGATTGATTATCCAAAACCGATGGTTAATGACATCAAAAGAGAAGTCAAAAAATCTATTCAGTTATACAAAAATAAATAATAAAATAATAAAAAAAATTAAAAAAATAAATCTAAACATTTGCATCCCAATTATCAGCCAAAAAATAAGTACCCAATACCTTGTATGGTTGTCCTTCTCCGATGACGGAGAAAACACCGGACAAGGTGAACCTCCTGTGAAAAAGGTCGGGATCAAGGGAATAAGAAAGCTTCTTGACTCGCGCCTTTTGATGTGTAAAAGTTGTCCTTTTGCTTGCACTTTGTGTCTCGACGGCAACAAGCTCAAACATCTCCAAAAATTCATCTTCTGGAACGATGTAAGTTTCAGTCACTCCACAGGGATACTTTTTTGATGCTCCAGACTGCAAGATGTAAAAATTTGGTTCAGACATTTTGATTTGTTGGATTTGATTCGATTTGTGTCGATTTGTGTCGATTTGTGTCGATTTGTGTCGATTTGTATCGATATGTATTAATTTAAAGGTCAAATTAAATGATCATTACAGTCAATCTATTTTATCAATTTTTTGTGTAGAAATCATAATACAAAAATTGAATGAATTAGACTTTAATTGTTTATGGATATAAATATATATAATATCAACAAATGTCTAAACAGATAATATCAGATTTTTTAAATAAATGTAATGATGATATTAAATGTATTGAAGATATTAATGAATTAGATAAAAAAGAAGGAAAATTAAATATAAGTTATGTAAGAGTATCTTCGATGGGTCAAAAGGATGACTTAGAAAGACAGAAGATAATGATAAATAAATTATATCCGAATCATATAATGATAGAAGATATAGGATCAGGAATAAGTTTAACAAAAAGAGGAATTAAAAAAATAATAAAATTAGCAATAGCAGGAAAAATAAATAAAGTAGTGGTAGCATATAAAGATAGATTAGCAAGATTCGGTTATGATCTAATAGAAGATATAATAAAAGAATATTCGAATGGTAAAATAATAATAGTAAATAAATCAGAAGATGAAGAACCAGAAGAGGAATTAATGAAGGATGTACTACAAATAATGAATGTGTTTGTAGCGAAAATGAATGGATTAAGAAAATATAAGAAAAAGGAAAAAATAGTATAAAATAATATAAAAGTATTAAGAAATATCAAGTATGATGCAACTAGTTGCAACCCTATCTTTTTAAATTATGCTGGTATATATCACAAATTTAATAAAGATTTTAATAATGCAGAAAAATATTATTTGATGGCCATAGATAAAGGATACGTAAAATCGATGAATAATTTAGCACTGATATACGAAAACCAAGAAAAAATAAACGAAGCAGAAAAATATTATTTGATGGCCATAGATAAAGGATACGCAAAATCGATGAATAATTTAGCACTGATGTACGAAAACCAAGAAAAAATAAACGAAGCAGAAAAATATTATTTGATGGCTATAGACAAGGGATTCACCCATTCGATGTATGATTTAGCATTAATTTACAAACAACAAGGAAAATTAGATGAAGAAAAAAAATATTATTTAATGGTATTAAAAAAAAATGAAAAAATCTATTTAAAAATAATAAAGAAAAATAATAATGATCTTGAATTATTTTCATTACTATTATCAATAGAAGAAAAAGATAGAAGTGTATTAATTAAAGAAGAAATAGCAAGGCTCATGAAAATAAAACAAATTATAAACTATTTTAATAAAATAAACTTAAATTCAAAACAAGGCATTTGTAGTATTTGTTTTGATGAAAATATTAAACTGATTCCTTTTGATTGTTCACATTTTTATTGTACTAACTGTTATATCACTATGGGGAAATGTGCGATTTGTATTGATTAGATTTTTTTATTTAATTTTTTTAAATTTAATTTAGCGCGTTTTTATTTTGATTTCATGATATCCATACATATTTATAATTAATTTATTTTGTTATCACGCAATGTTTTAAAGACAACGAAATACATCATATTTAAATTTTAAATTTAACTAAAACTGCGATTTTTTTGTGTAAATATAATCTTTATTAATTACATATATTAATGACTGATAAATTTATTGGTCCATATTCTACGGAAGAAATAATAAAAATTAATGCTAAAGATTCTAATTCAATAGATTTCACTGGCAAAAAGGTGTTAATAATTGGGAAAAAAGATACTGGGAAATCAACCCTGGTTTCACTAATCGTAAAAACATTTGATTTATCACGCGGTCTTTTTATCATCACCTCACCAACAGAACAATTTTATACATCACGTTTTATTCCCAAATCAGACAAATCTGAAGGATGTTGTAATGTTCTTAATAATATCAAAGACATTGAGGGACATCAAAACAGTAAAGTCGGAATACATATTATTGATGATTGTTTTCCAAAGGGAATTGAAGAAGAAATTATTTTAAGAAATCTACTAAAATCTCCTTATGTGACTGTATTTGCATGTTGCCGTTCACTCTATTTGTCTAAAGATTTATTGGATTGTTTTGATTACGTATTACTCGCTTACGATACACTGTCAAATAACAGAAAGGAATATTTTAATAATTGTAATACAAATTTTACATCATTCAACGATTTTGATGTTACTTTTAATAAATTAATTCAATATGATTTCATGGTATGTAATAATCGCCTAAATAATCAAAATAATCAAAATAATCAAAATAATCAAAATATTAAAATTAATAAAATAAATAAACCATCTTGTGATCCGATAGAAAACTCAAAAGAATATGCAATGAAAGACATTGACGATAACATAGAAGTATATGACATTAATGAATTCAGTAAACAAAATTCATTCAGATCGAATATGTCAAATATGTTTATGTCAAATATATTAAGTGGTTCATTTAATGTCGATACAACTAACCAATATAATCAATATGATCAATACAGTCAAAATAATGAAACATATCAAGCATCAATTCCGGCAAGATATTCGAGTGATAGTTATGTTGGTGTCGATAGTCATGGTATAGCAGGAAAGTTACCATTTATTGATTCTTGGGGTCAAATACCATCAGGGGGTTACATTACAGCGACAGGCGATATTGGAGAAAAGATGTTATTTGGTGATATGAGAGAATCATTGGGTATTTTTACACCAGAACCATTAGAAAATAGATTTGAACAAATATTATCCGAAAGATCATCGTTAGGTCGTGTACCAAAACCAGAACCTATTAATTTTGCTTTGGATGGTGGTGATACACGATATAATCCTAAGCCAAATTATCCTTTATCTATGTTCATACCAATGCCTTTCAATCCACAAATTCCTCCAACGGATAATAATATAATTATTGATACTGATGGCTATCTAAAAAATAAAGAAACAAATCTATCTAATATGACGAGTTTACCGAATATGACAATTCTATCGAAGGTGACAAGTCTACCTAACGATGTTTACCCAACAACAACCCTTTAATTTAAAAATTATTTTTTTAATTTTATTTATTT